TACATAGGAGTAAGCGATGCCTACAGTAAACGGTCCAGACGAGATTACTACCTTAGAAGGTGGTAACGATAAAGTTTTTTATAGTAACAACTATGGAGCTATTACTGAGTTAGCTCTTGGTGCATGAGGCACAGTACTTACGAGCGCAGGTGCTACATCAGCCCCTTCATGGGTAGCTGCTGCTCCAAGCGGTCAAGAAGTAGATATGACTGCCGACGGTGCGGTAACCGCAGGAAAAATTGTGGCATGGAAAGCAGGAAAAGCTATTCAAATAGCAACATCTACTGTGACGCAGTCAAACGGTGGAGCTAACACTGGAGTACTTACTGAAGCAGTGGAATCAGTGAACGGTTTTGACCAAAGTTTTGATCCTGATCGCAGTCAGGGATTCTACGCAATGAATCGACTCCAATCAGGTTATTACCAGCTACATCAAAACGTTATAGCATACTCAGGGACAGCAGCAGCTAGTCCCGCGGTAGCTCCGCTTTCAACAACATTATATGACATTGATGGCAACCAATCTTACGGTGTTGCGTATAAGGGTGTGTCATGTGGGTACGACACTACAAACAATCAACCAATAGTGGCATATCGAAATCTAAGTAACCAACTTGAGTTTCGCGGATTTTATTATCACGCACCGTGGAACTATTACGGGTTGAGCTATAGCACAGTTGTTTACTCTGGCGCGATAGGTGATTGTACTGCGATGTGTTGGAATCCAACAACAAGTCAAGTAGTGGTCGTATTCACAATCAGTAGCCAATTCAATTGCGTAATTGGTGACGCAAGTGGTGGACTCCCAATGACTTGGGGACCCGTTACTCAGATTGATTCAGGCATTAATACTGGTGATTTATTTGATGTAACTTGGGACTCTGCTGAAGATGTGGCTGTAGTGTGTTACAAAGATGTAACAGGCGGTACAGGTACAAAGGCAATAGCTTTTTCGATTACTGGTTCTGGCGCGTCAAGCGCACCTTCATTCGGCTCGGCAGTTAATTTTGGAGGGACTGAGAATCCTGATAAAAAACCCGCCGTAGTATATGACCCTGAAGCTGCGCGTACTTACTTTCTAGCTAACAAAGGATCGGGTAACTACTTCATCTCAGGCCATATAAAAGCGTCAGGTACAACACTAACAGTAAGTACGCTAAAAAGTTTTCAAGGTGACACGTCAATGGGAGCTTATGGTGAGTTTCTTGGTCCTGCGCGAGCAGTGTCAGGTGCGGGAATATATGGTGCTATTGTGGCGTACAGTAACTATGGCGGATCACAATATATGTATATGGGTACTGTTGAGTATCGCGCTGCTACAGACGATGTGTTTTGGAAAGAAACGCCTCACCAATTTTCTTCCACAGTAACGTATGGCCCTATGGCTACCTATGATCCAGTTAAAGGATTTGGATGCACGTATTGGATTACGTGGGCAGGTTATGGTACTGATACTACTTGTTGTTATTACATTCCAAATAAAAGCTTTGAAACAGGAACAAATATTCTTGGCATAGCGCAAAGCACGGTAGCTGACGGTCAATCTGTGACTATTAGTATGGCAGGAAGCACTTACACAACATCAGGTCTGACCGCAGGAGAACTGTATTACGCAGCAGGTAATGGCGACCCAGGTACAACAGCAGGACGCTCAGGCACAATGGGAAGCCCATTTGCTATAGCAAATAGCACTACAGAGTTGCTTATTATGCGACAAGTATTTGGCGATACGGCGTAAGGAGCAATATGAAACTTATTAGGAAAAAGTCAGATAACAGTATTCATTTTATGTACCCTGATTCAGCAACAATCATTATTGGTACAGACCAGACGAAGGTAGAAAATCCTAACGAGGTTCTCCCTGTGCAATACCTACACAATTTTACTTCTGCTGACTACGACGAAGTAACTGGCGCTGACATACCTACTACATGGTATCCAGATGGAGTGTTATCTCATGACGGAAGTGCGTATGGCATAGCTGACGCAACAAAGAAAGCTACATGGGATACATATTATGCAGATTGCGTAACGTATGGAGACAAAGTAGTAGCAGGAACCGCCACGGATGATGATATTCCTGTATTGGGAAGTTAGGAGCCAGGAATGCCTACCGTAAATGGTCCAGATGAAATTACTACCCTAACAGGTACTGCTGATAAGGTTATCTATCTTGACAACTCTGGTGACGTAACTGAACTTGCATTAGGGGCGGCAAGTACAGTTTTGACTTCGCAAGGGACAACATCAGCACCTACGTTTTCTGCTCCAGCAGCGGGCGGCGCATGGACATTAGAGGGTTCTATTACAGTTGAGCAAACCACTACCAGCACAATCGACACGGTGATCGCTACTATTAGCGGCCTGAATATTCCTGCGGGTAAGCCAATAATGATTATCGGCCAAACAAGAAGCACCGGTGGAACTGCTACTTGCACGTTTTTTCTTGGAGTAAATAGTTCGGCTATTGGTAACTCGTCAAACACCAACACGAGTTACGCAAGCACATTATTTTCTTCGGGGAATAACACTAAAAGTTTATCGGTAGTGTATCTCGGGATGAGGGGCTCTGATTACGTAGGTACAAGTATCAACGCTATGGGCTGGACTTTTCGCGATGGAGGCATGACTCAATTAACCAATATTACTAACGGTGGGGCGCTCCCAACTGCCGCCATAACGAGCATAGATATTCGGGGTAATACATCCGACGCGGCAGTAACGGCAATAGTGGGGCCAACCTATGTGTATTCACTGGCGATTTCGTAAGGAGTTAACCAATGAGATATTTTAGACAAAAAGTAGACTCAAAATATGTGACTGACCATAACGGAATACTCATAGAAAATAACACACCAACTACACCTGCAGAGGTTCAAGTTACTGATATGGAAGCGGCTCTGGGCTTGCCAGAAGGAACACTCGAAGCGGTAGAGTATAACTCAGCGCCGAGTCCATTGGGAACAATAGCGATTCCGCAACCAACACGGGCGTGGAATGATAACGATCGAAACGAACGAAATAAGAAGCTTGTTGATTCAGACTGGACACAGGCAATTGATAGTCCCTTATCATCTCGTAAGAAGGATGAATGGAAAACATATCGGCAGTCGCTTCGAGATTTACCTATTAACGAAACGAATGTCATAAAAATGACGTGGCCGACAGAACCAAGTTAGGAAAAACATATGCCATTAGTAGTACAATACTCTGGAACATTAACCACTGATGGAACTGAGCAAACATTAAATACGTCTACGTTTGTAGGTGTGCATGTTGTGCAAATTGATCTATCTGCAATGCAAGCTGGTGATTCTGTACGGCTTAGAACAAAAACAAAAGTACTGACGGGTAGTGCTGTAGCAATATTTATTGAGCAAACATTCTCAGGTGTACAGACTGAACCAATTATTCAAACAGAACCAGTAACATCTCCGTTTTCATTTTCAGCAACGCTAGAACGTACTGGCGGTAGTGATAGAGCATATCCGTGGTCAATTAACTCAGTCTAGGAGTAGCAATGTCACTATCGTCTACTTTATTATTAGCAACGGGAGCGTTTGTTCCAGCTTCTGGAACGGCTGGTATTGCAGTTAATGCAACTGGTAATGCTCATTTGTTTGAAATAATACCAGCAGCAGGAACTGCTACTATAGCAATAGCAACGACGGGAGCACTTCAATTGGTTTATCCAGCAGCAGGAAACGCAGGAATAGCTATTAACGCGACGGCATCGCTACAAACAGTTGGTGCAAGGCTTATGGCTAAGTGCTATGTCTCACAAATACCAGAAAGTGCTGGCGATAATGTCTATGCACCCGTACAGCACATTACAATGCGGCGCGGCGACAACCTTATTTTATACCTACGATTTAGAGATTTGCGAGACAACGTATACCCATTAGCTACCGCAGGTAACCTTGCTTCTATTTGGTTTACGGTTAAGGCTCGTTACAGTGAGCCTGATTCTGGGGCGTTAGTACAACGTACAGTAGGAGATGGCATTTACGTTACTGATGGGCCAAATGGCGAAGCACAGGTAGTATTAACCCATGCTGAGACTTCTATTCTAGGTGCGCGAGAGTACGATTATGTCTGGGATGTCCAGATTAAGCGTGATTTGTATGGCTCAGAGTCTATTATCTCCACAGCTAATGAAGGCACTCTGACAGTAAATCCAGATGTCACTATTGATGTCGCTACGCATGTTGAGGTGTCATCGTGAGTATGCTTGGTATAGACGTGCTACATGGGTTTTCTAAATTTATAGGAGATTATTGGGTCGGTGAAACTACTGCTACAGGCACTACTACCACGATGGTTGATAATAAGCTTGGCCGTTTTGGTGACGATTCCATTGTCGATTTTTATTTACGTCCTATACAAGATACTAATATCTATGAAGTAAGACGGTTAGATAGTTTTATTTCTAGTAGTGGCACAATGACATTTAGCCCTGCGTATACTATTACACCGCAGATTTACCAGAAGTATGAGCTACATAGGTACGATCCTGCTATTAAATACCAATGTATTGACGAAGCCAGGTACAGAGTTATCGATGATCTGTTTAAGATTGTGTATGACGATACACTTACTGGTGATGGATACAGTTCGAGTTTTAATATACCTCCTGCAATTAGGCAAGGCCCTGTCCGGGTCTTTGAAGAAAGCCCTATGGACACTGATACAAGTTGGAATCTCCTTTCTACTGCTAATATTGATGCTTTAACTAACTGGACTCCAGTCAATTTTACAGCGACATTAGAATCAAACAGTACTTCAGATGTAACAGTGCCTAAATACAGAGACAGTTGTACTCGCTTGTACACCACAGGCAGTGCTGTAGCTACTTACACTCAAGATGTAGCTAATATGTCTAGTGTCACAGCTAGTAGCGCAGCAGGCCGCAAAATGACATTTGGTGTTTGGGTATACTATCGAGGCTTTCCTAACGCTCAGAGCGTGTATGCGTCGATTACGAGCGATTCATCTGACGCTATCATCTCACAAATGCATACAGGTAATGGATGGGAGCTTTTAATTGCAGAGGGAGACATCGAAGGGAAAAATAGTACTGCGTTATCAGTCACAATTACGGCGGAAACTGATAGTCAGGGAACTGTCTTATTTGCTGAAAGGGCTTGGTTCTATTTTGGTGACAGTAGCCGTATTACAGATCGTTACAACCACCTTATGGGCAGGGAAGTCAGGCGTGACGACGTTATTCAAAAAGTATAT